CCCGACTCCATATTTACGAAAGAAGGATCCTGGAGTCGCCAGGTAGCATTGGCTGATGGGACCGAGCACCCCATGAAATACCTCTCGTTTAGGTACGAACGTCCCGCTCGGGACCGGCGGCATGAGGGGAAGGTACACCATCAGCCGCATGGTGTTTCCAGTCACCTGGTCGAGCACCGTCCGCGCGACAAACCGCCTCACGACACTGCCCTCAGCGAAGACGTCACGGCCACGGCGGCTGCGCCCATGGGCGATAGCTTCGCCCCAAGCGGCGGCAGCGCCCCCAGTCGCGCGCACGCTTCGACCATGCTCCGACACTTCGTCGGATCCAGCTTCTGATCTCCGGCCACCCACTTCAGCAGCGTGGCCTCGCACACATCCGCCAGTGCGCACGCCTCGTGCCGAAACTTCGCCTTGTCGAACGGCGCCGGTAGCGGCACGCGCCGCGGCCTACTCACGCCGCGACCTCGTGCACCTCGACGTCTCCCACAACATCCGCGTTGCCCTCCCGCTTGACCGCCACGCGCGCTTTGCCGGGAACCGGGCACCCGGCTGGCAACTGAATCACCACGTCGGCCTGCGTGTCTCCTGGCTCGATTGGAATGGTCATCGTGAATTGCTTCCCGGCTGTTCCCATGATGTCACCTCACGGGATAGATTAAACCATGCCGAATGGCTAGCGCCAAGGGTTATCGAATGAATTACGCTATCGCCTTGCCCTTCCTGTCCAGCACCTTCGGCCCACCGACCTACCCGATGATGCGGTCTGGGTGCGGCCCGGTCCTGACCTCGCTCACCACGTAGCTGGGGGCGTGCGCGGCCCACACCTCCATGTCCTTCCGGCACTGCTCGCAGAAGTACATGACCGGCATGGCGATGAAGTTGCGCTCTTCCTTGCCGACGCGGAACTTGACCAGGGGAATCGCTCCCCCGCATTCGGTCGCGTATTGGACCGCCAGCTTGGGCTGGTCCTTCTCGAAGTCGGCTGCGGGCCAGAACATGTTGATGGTCCCGATGGCCCGGTTGGTCTGGCAGTGGTTGCAGAGCGCGCCGTTCAGCACGTGCTGGCGCCAAATCGAGATGGCGTCGGTCTGGCCTCCGAAGAGCTTGCGCCGGTGAATTCGTTCAGCCTGGTTGATCTTCGCTTCACGTCCCATGGATTCCCCAAGCATCGCGCCGAACTTCACTTGCTGTCAACGGGAATCGCGAGCGCCTGCCCCGTAGTCTGCCCCCGGTACGCCTCACGCCACTTGGTCGGGCGACCCACGTCGTGGTTGCTCGGGTAGCCGGCCAGGGCGGGCTTGAGGCCGTCGATGTAGTCGAGCTTCGCCCGCGCACCGGTTCCGGGACGGTATTTCCCTCGCCAGTCGCTCGCCGGATCCAACCAAGCGGCGAAGGCCTCGGCCCACGCTTCGTCTGGGTGACGGGCGCTGTACCCGAACTCGACGCCCGGCACGTAGTTTACCCAGTCGGTGCTGGCCGGGTCGACGGGCTTCGGCTGCGACTTGGGGTAGGGAATCGTGAAGTCGCCGAACACCGCCGTCCAGTCGGGGCGCTGCCACAGTTCGAAGGCGTAGTTGACCGAGTGCCCGACCTCGTGCCGGATGCTCTTCGCGACGTCGTCCCACGTCCACGGGTAGCGCGGCTGCGCCAGCTCCCGCAGCTCGTCGTTCGCGAGGAACCAGGGGATGTTGACCGTGGTGGCGCGGTCGGCGGCCCAGAAGCCCGCCTGCCCGAGTTCGTAGTTGGGCTCGTAGTGCGGGACGCCGGCTGCCATCAGCTCGCTTCGGATCTGGGCCAGGATGCCGCGCAGGGTTCCGGTTGGAACGAGATTCAGGCTCTCGACGGGCCGGTCCAGTAGGCCGACCAGTGCCTCCTCGCCGAACAGCGGCTCGGTCTCACCGTACACACGTGCGATGCGGGCCCACGTTGCCGGCCCGCGCATAACCATCGTACGATCGTCAATGAAAAGGTCGACGCTGGGCTTGCCCGCCAGGCCGTCGTCGATGGCGTCGAAGACGCCGGGCAACTCTCGCTCGACGAACTCGATCATCTGCTCGTATCGCGCACGATGGATCGCCCTGGACGCCAGCCAGTGGGCTCGGTCCACCTGCACGACGCCGGCCCGCACGAAGGGGTCGAGCGTCGGGTCCACCAGCAAGGCACGGGACGCGCGGCCGCTCCACAGCAAAAGCAGGTGACCGGCTCTCTTGAGCGCCAGCAGCGCATCTCGCGCACCGTCGACGAACTCCATTGGCGTCGTCGTGTCAGCGTAGGGGCGGTCTTGTGTTACGACCGTGCCGTCCCAGTCGCACGCGATTTTCACGCTTCGGCCCCGTCGTCGTTCAGGCGGCGCCCGCAGTCCGCGCAAAAAAGCCGCCCGTCTTCGTTGCGCAGCTTAGGTCCCGCGTGCTGACAATCGCGCACGATTCGCCGAAGCTCAGCAAGACGGGACTGCCAGCCGGGGCTGATATCGGGATTTTCCACCCTTACCGCCCCTGGCGCGCATAGCGGTCTCGGTCCAGTTCGTTCCAAAGCCTAGCTTCCTTGGTCGCCTGGTTTCTCGTCATCCCGTGCTTTTCCCACCGAGGGCGGCCGATCAGCTTCATCCCCCTGACCGTCAACGCCGGTTCGTATAAGGTACCTACCCATTTAGCTCCCTTCGGCCCAATCTCCACCTCGGCCACGCACCAACCCGGTGCAGGTTCGTCGCATGGGCGAGCGTATCTCGTCGGTCGAATCATTGCCTTGCGTTTCATCCTGCTACCTTCCTTCGTTCAGTTCCTGCAGCGATTGTGCGGCCAGGTCGGCCCCAGGCTGCGGCTCCTTCTTGAGCGCTTCGATTTCAGCCTTGGGATTGTCGATGTTGAAATCACTCGCGACGTGCCGCACGGCCGTGTCGAGTGTGATGATCTTGGCGAGCCGCGCCTGCGACGTCCCCTGCACCTTCTGCAACGTATCGGCGGCGCTCGCCTGAGAGAAGGGTGGCCACACCAGCTCGAGCACGACGCCGGGCACGGTTCCCAGCGCCTCGGCCACCAGCTTGTCATCGTCGGACTTCTTCGGTGGCAGTTCGATCTCAGACTTCACGATGGTGCCGGCCAAAATACGTTGGCCGCTCGCCGTCACGATGTCCTCGCCAATCTGAGACCCCTTGGCCATCTTGCGCGCGACCGTCACGAGCTTCTGCATCAGCAGCACGACGCCGCGGTTCCCGTACTGCTGCCGCAGCATCGATGCCTTGGCGTACATGCTGGCGGTTCGCTTGTTGATCTCGGTAGCGGTGACGGCGGCCCCGTCCTCGCCCTCTTCGTCGGGGAGCACGCAACTTGCGAGCTGCAGCGCCTTCTTCTGGAAGCGGTCGGACTGTTTGGCCGCGATGTCGATGCTACTACCGGTGCTCTCGGCGTACGCGAGAGACCCACCTTTCTCGGTCTTGACTGCACTCTGGCTGCCCAGCTTGACCTGGCTGAAGTCTCCATCACTGGCCAGCACGGGCGTCGGGTCGGCGTTCCGGGCCGAGCCCGTGTGGCACTGCGAATCCAGCTCGCCGATGCGATCGAAGTAGTCGTAGCAGCCGAGACAATCGGGATCCCCGTCCATGTCGTCCGCCACCGGCTTGTTCTGGATCCACTCGATGGGCACGAAGCCGTAGTCGTGGCGGACCAGCTCCTCGACGGTCTCTGGATTCGCCCAATCGGGTTCCGTCGAACCATCTCCCACTTCCTGGGGTTTCCACAGGCAATCCGCCTCGTGGTCCACGGTGCGCCGATACCAGAACTTCTTCTCCTCCCACGTGCCCGTGTCCGGGTTGCGGACTTCCTTCGGGTACATGTAGCGGACTTCCAGCTTCGCCAGTTGCCCGGGCTTCTTCGGATCCCAGGTCGGGAAGCACCACCGCCGGTCGAAGCTCTCGAACAGAACCTTGCTGGCGATGATCTTGAAGCCCACGATCGCGGTCCCCATGGCCCCGCCCATGTCTCGCGCCAGCATCATGGTGGCCCACAGGCCCGCCGCCTTCGTGACCGACTGAACCCACGACTCGGTCAGTGGGTCGCCCGACGCCTTCCACGCCGGTGCCTGCTGCTCGGTGAACAGCAGGTCAGTGAAGCGCGACACGATCACGTGGCACAGGTGGCACGGCACAGACGGTCGCCGATACTTCAGGGGAAGGTTGCTGAGGTTCTTCCCCACGTCCTCGTAGCCGGCCGGCAGCACCTGCGACGACGCCACGCCCTCGCGCGACACCGCGTCCAGGTGTGGATCGCCGTCCCACCCGATCACACAAGCGTCGTGCTGGGCCGTGCGAAAGTAGGCGTACAGCCGGTTCAGCTCCACTTGTGTGGGCGATAGACCGAGCCGCCGCATCCGCTCGTTGACGAGCTGCTGATCGGCCACTGCGCCGACCACTTGGGCCGCTGCCCCAATGTCTCTTGTTATTCCAGACGCCATGTGTTCACCGTATCATAGTGGGTTGAGCCGCAGTCGTACAGTTCCGACTTGCGGCTTGGGAGGCTGGACGCTGAGACGCTCGCCTTCCTTGGCGAACCACGAACTCATGAGCGAGTCCCCAGTGTGCGCGTCGGGGTGATATGCCCGTATCTCGTCGAGCCATATCTCGACTTCTGGATCACATTGGCCGTTGTCGTTCGGGATGATCCATTTGCCGTTCGCGAACTCGACCCCCATGGCCTCGACGCCGAATGAGGGGTCCGCTTTGTTCTTACCGGTCGTGAACGGGATGATCGGCACCGACGTCCACTTGACGAGCAACTGGCACAGATAATCCTGCGCTTGGACGTTCTCCACTACGAAGATTCCGTGGAAGCGCTGGTGCAGGGCCACCACCTTCTCCATGATCTCGTCGGCCATGAAACGCCCGGCTTCGATCCACAGCACCTGACGATCGCCGTTCGGGTGGATCAGCAGCACGAAGTAGACCGTCCGCGCGTTCTGCTTCTTGCGCCCTACCGCCAAGTCCACGCCGATGTAGACCTTGCACCCTGGAGGAATCGCGCGAATCGCGAACGCCAGACGCACGCCCTCGCCTCGGGCTTTGCACTTCTCGATCCAGTCCTTCTTGAACCGTGACGTGGCGTCGTCGAGTGCCTCGCACATCAACTGGCTCTTCGATTCCAGCGGTCCCAACTCCTGTTTGCGCTGCTCGATGCGGGCCAGCGGCCAGCGCTCCGGCCAGGCGCTCGTCCCGTCGCGATTCACGATCGGGAACTTGAAGCCGCGCCAGCGCCGGTTCTTGACCAGCCGATGGTACAGGTCGTCGGGATTCCACGCGTTGCCCACCCCGATGATGCGGCCACGGCCAGTCATGCGGCCCGGGATGGTTTTGAGATACCAGTCCTGCGTCTCATCCCGCATGTACTTGGTCCGCGTGTTCTCGCGGTTCAGCACGTCGTCCAGAATGGCGCGGTCGATGCGGGCACCCTGGGTATTGCTCCCGATGCCCAGCGTGTTGACCGATGGATCCTTCGACAGCGTGGGCCGCTTGACCGTGAGCTGCTCGCTGTTCCAGGGCATCGAGGTGTCGGGCTGCAGGTGGGGAAACACCCGGTGCAGCTCCTCGGACTCCCGGATGTACTTCCCGATCTGATTCGCGATCTTGACTGCCATGCCACTGGTGTTCGACACGATGGCGAAGCGCAACGTCGGGTCGCGCCCCAGCTCCCAAAGTGTGCGGGCCACGGACAAACTGAAGCTCTTGCCCGACTCCATGAAGCCCCACAGCATCAGCCGGTCGTACTGGTCGGCCAGCCTGTGCCACGACTCGTGTACTGGGCACATCTCGACGGGCTTTCCCGTCTCTTCGTCGCGCATGACGAAGTCGAAGAACGCCCGCATGTCGGTGCGGGCCAGCGCGCACAGGTTCTCCTCTGCCGCGTAGTAGGCGCCGGCTAGATCCTGTTGCTCCGCTACTGACAGCACAGGATCCCTTCTCTCCGGATCTTCTTGCCAGGTCCGTCTTCCCTGGGGTCACGGATATTCTTCGCGGTCAGCAAGGGCGGCTCAGCCGCTCGGCTCACAACCCCGCTATGTCGTATCCCGCGCGGGTCCGTGCAGACGTTGGCAGCCGAGAGAAGTAGAGCGGGTGCCGCGTTCGGGTGTTGGTCCCCTCGCTCGCAAATCGTCCCAGCCATGCCGCTGGTGCTCCGTTTGCTGTGTCCATGGTCCTTTGCATGCGCGCTTTTGGCACCATAACACATCGGCATCACCTGCGCGCTGGAATCATACCGACCGCGGGCGGCGCCGTCTTGCTTTCGGCTGGCTTCACCACCTGCAGCGCGTCCTGTCTCATTGCGCCGATGGGCGGCGTCGCCGATGCCTCGATGGTGACGGGCCCGGCCGGTATCTGCGGCTCGGGCTGGGCGTT